ATTGATGTCAATGCGGGCTATTCCCCTGAAAATTGTCGATTTATCTCTATACAAGAGCAGAGCAAAAACCTATCAACTAATCGCAATATTACCATTGGCCCGGATACAAAATGTATCTCTGATTGGGCAAAAGTCATTGGGGTTTCGCCTGGAGCAATTTATGGAGCAGAACGGTTTCGTGGTATTTCGCCAGAGAACTATATTCGGTATCGCTTAAAGCATATAGGGGAACGGTACGTGAAAACAAACGCCGTCCTGGAGGCGGCGGAATGTTGGAAATAACGAAAGGAGCATCAGAAATGGAGAACATTGCAACATCGATCCTGGAAATGGCCCGCGGCGGTTTTTTAGAGCAGGTCGATTACGAGATGAACAAGGTGATCGACAACATCTTAGACCCGAACACCAAAGCTACCGGAAAGCGCAAGATCACGATCACGATGGAGCTTAACCCGGATGACAGCAGGCGGAACATTGCAGTCAATTTTGGGACGAAGCTTTCGCTCGTGGCCACTAACCCACTCACCACCACCCTGTATATTGCAGGCGAAAACGGGACTGGTGAGGTACAGGTGGTTGAGATGACCCCGCAAATTCCGGGGCAGATGAATCTGGACGGCAACGAACAGTCCGCGCCGCCCGTACTCAGACTCATCAAATTTGCGTAAGGAGGAAAAACCATGTTAAAGGAAGCCATTGAAAAAATCGTATCTCTTGCAGCTCCTACCATCCGGGAGATTGAGGGCAGCGTCTTCCGCATCACGCAGGACGGAGATGTGTCCGAAATCCATCCGAAACCGGTCTACCCACCCACGCTCAAGCTGAACAGCTTGGACGCGCTGGTGAAGATGATCCGCACCGAGGGGGCCATCCATGGGTTTCCTCTGTACATCACAGTGCCCACCCACCTGTCCGTGCGGTGCTTCCGTCAGCCTGTAGAGGGCCTGCGCCTGCTCCGCACAGAGCCGTATGAAGTTTCCGCAACCGATGTGCCTGGCTGGGACGGCAGCGCGCAGATGAAGTTCGAGGAGGCTATGATCGCCATCCGTACCCGATTCCAGCCCACGCAGGATGCAGAGTATGCCCTGAAGCTCCTGTCAGACATCACAACCGGCTCCAAGGTCACTTACAACGACAATGGTATTGCGACATCTGTCGTGACCAAAACCGGGGTGGCCCTGCAGACCAACGAGAGCATCCGCCCAATTGTATCCCTGCGTCCCTACCGCACCTTCCAGGAGGTGGAACAACCGGCGTCGCAGTTCCTCATTCGTATCAACGAGCGTGGAATCCTGTTCACGGAGGCGGATGGAGGCATGTGGAAGCTCAAGGCGCGTGAAACAGTCAAGGCATATTTTGAGAAGCGCTTGTCCGACGAGATTTCGAACGGATCGGTTGTCGTTGCTCTGTAAACCGGCAATAAAAAAGCTGCCTCCAGAGGGCCAAATCTCTGAAAGCAGCAAGCAAAACCGGAATGACATGCGAAAAAGCGCCGCTCTCCAGCGCGCAGGCCGGAGGGCGGCAAAGGAAATCTAAGACAAGCCTATTGTAGGGCATGGAAGGAGAAAAGTCAAGATGTCAATCCAGATTTCGATCAGCCCGCCCATGGAAGTATGCGGATCTGGAGTTGTCCGGATCAATCAGGAGGCGGCGCAAATTGTTAACCGGCTCATAGCGACCTATCGCGTCCCAGCAAAAGAAATCGTCTCGAAGATTATCATCGAAGCAGACCGGCAAGGCCTCGACGTGGTACTAAAAGGGGATGAGTGATATGACAACAAGAGTCCACACCGGCTTGCATGACAGAAACGATGAAGAGGCTGTCACCCGCGATTCGTTCGGCCATGAGATCTACCTGGATGATGTTACGTTCGAATGTACCGGAAAGGTGATGTGCCCTGAATGCTTTCAGGCGTATCTGGATGAGCTGTACAGGACGTCTCCATGGCTTCTGGCCGATGCGCTCGGCTTCGAGATCGTGAGGCACGTATGAAGGCGACCGGGAGCTGCGTCAGCTTTTACAAGAGCGGCGTGGCCACAATCAGAGTCAACTTCCCGAACGGGGACACGGTCTGCCGGTGGTGCCAGTACGTTCGATATGACGAGAGCCTCCGGAGGCACAGATGCCTTTTTACCGGAGAGTACCTTCCGTTCCCGATCAAGACTAGGGGGAACGAGTGCCAATCGCATTTGATGAGGAGGAAACATAATGGGGATCCCGGTTATGATTTACGGCCAGAGTGGGTCGGGAAAATCCACCAGCTTAAGAGGCTTTTCGCCGGAAGAGGTTTGCGTGGTGAATGTAAGCGGGAAGCCGCTTCCGTTCAAAAGCAAGATTAAGACATATAACTGCGATGATTACATGAAGATCGACACCGCGATCCGAAGCGCACCTGCAAACGCCATCGTCATTGATGACGCGACGTATCTGATGACAAACGAATTTATGCGTGGGGCTAAAACAACCGGCTACCAGAAATTTACAGACATGGCGCTGAACTTCTGGACATTGATCCAGACAGCGATACGGCTTCCGGAGGGAAAAGTGGTCTATTTCATGGGCCATGTAGACCTGGATGCGAATGGGAACGAGAAGTTCAAGACCATCGGGAAGCTGCTGGACGAAAAAGTCACGCTGGAGGGGCTTTTTACCATTGTGCTGAAAACAGTTGTTACTGATGGGAAATATCAGTTTTCCACGCAGACGAATGGGATGGATACGGTCAAGTCGCCCCTGGGCATGTTCCAGGACCGCCTGATCGACAACGATCTAAAGGCGGTCGATACTGCGATCCGTGAATACTGGGGACTTGCGCCCCTGAATTATAAGGAGGAAAAATAAACAATGAAACGATACGACAACATCAAGCCCGCACCCAGCAAGGGACGCGAGATTATCCCGGCCGGCGGTTATGTGGCGAAGATCAACGCTGCCGTGACGGAAGAAACCAATTATGGTGACAAGCTTGTGATCTATTTTGATGTATGCGAGGGCGACTTCCGCGGGTTCTTCCGCAATGACTATGACAGCCAAACGCAGGAGGACAAGAAATGGCGCGGCGTGTACCGCCTGTATCTCCCAAAGGAAGACGGGACGGAAAAAGACGAATGGAGCAAGCGGGCGCTTTCCAACGTCATGTGGTCTCTGGAGGAGAGCAATCCAGGATACCATTTCGACTTTGACGAGGCGAAATTAAAGGACAAGCTGGTTGGCGTCCTGTTCCGGAACAAGGAATGGGAAATGAATGGGAAAACCGGGTGGACAACTCAGTGCTGCTCCCTGACCGATGCACAGAGCATCCGAAGCGGCAAATTTAAGACCCCGAAGGATAAGCCGCTTGACGGGAAATCGGCATTCAGCGCTTCAAGCCCGCTCCCGGACGATGATGACGACCTGCCCTGGGTCAACCACTAATGGATCCCTGCGACGTTGCGGTTGCCCTGAAGTCCATGAAGATATGGGTGGACTCCAGGGAACAGGATACGCTCATGGCACGGCGCAGACTGCGGCAGATGGGCTATCCGCACGAACGGAAGGCGTTAAGCTTTGGGGATTATTCCGCCTGCTGCGATGCGCTGGATCTGTCAGACAGCGTCGCAATCGAACGCAAGCTTGGGCTTGATGAGCTGGCCAACTGCTATTGCAAAGACCGGCCTCGCTTTACCCGGGAATTTGAGCGGGCAAAGCAGGCCGGGGCCAAGCTCTATCTCCTGGTGGAAAACGGGACATGGGAGAATGCATACGCTGGGAAATACCGAAGCCGTATGGCCCCGTCAGCGCTGACAGCGAGCCTTTTGGCGTGGCTGGCACGGTATGACTGCCAGCTCCTGTTCTGCGCCCCTACGACCTCTGGAGCGTTAATACGGGATATCCTGTACCGCGAGCTCAAGGAACGGCTGGAGAGGATGCCGGATGGACGCTGCGAATGAGATCAAGCGCTTGTTGACCATGCGGCAGGTTGCGGAGTTTTACGGGTTCCAGGTGGGGCGGTCGGGGTTTATTCCCTGCCCGTTCCACCGTGGAGACCACCAGGCAAGCCTGAAGATTTATGACGGTGACAGAGGGTTCCACTGTTTTGGCTGTGGAGCGCATGGGAGCGTCATTGATTTTGCCATGAAGCTGTTTGACCTGTCGTTCCGCCAGGCGCTGATCCGGCTCAGCTCCGACTTCCGCCTCGGCATCACAGGCAGCCGGATCGCAAAACCGGACGCGTCCAGAATATTGGAGGAGCGCAGGGAGAGGCAGGAACAGGAGGAAGCGGAGCGGGAGGCGTACTATCAAGTGGCCGCGGAATACCGACGGTGTTTGGAAGCCGTAAAATTCTTTGGGCCGGATACCTACTGCCAGACTTATATCCATCCGCTTTACGCGGAGGCCGTCAAGCGGCTCCCCTATTTGGAGTATTGGCTTGACGAGCATTTAGGTGGTGATCGGAACTGAATGCTGATTTTACTTATGAGGATTTTGACCGCGGCCGCGTTTTTGAATATTTGACTGATATCAAAGACCCCTACGAGCAGGGGATGGAAGAGCGGCGTATGGCGGAATTGGCGATAAGCTTGAATTTCAAGAATTTTAAGCGCCTGTTCAGCCTGTATAAGCAGAAATTGAAAAGTATGTCCATGCCGGTGATCATCGAGGACGGTATTTCC